AATATAAATCAGTAACAATAATAGATTCATATTGCGTAGAATTTGAAAGTTTTCCTATATTAGGATTAAATAAAACAGGAACAGGAGTATAAAAAAATGGCATCAACGTATACAACAAGATTACGTTTAGAAAAACAAGCCACAGGTGAAAACGCAAACACTTGGGGTGATAAAACAAATGTTAATTTTGATTTAATAGATGAAGCTATATATGGATATGCTTCTAAAAGTGTAGCAGGTTCATCTAATGTTACTTTAACTAACAGTAATGCAACAGCAGATGAGTCTAGACAAAAAGTATTAGAATTTACTGGAACACTTACTGGTAATATAAACGTATTATTACCAACTGTTGAATCTAATTATATTGTATTTAATAATACAGCAGGTAGTTACACACTAACTGTAGCAACCACAGGAAATACAGGAACTGGAACAGCAGTTACTCAAGGCTCTCACGCTTTAATGTACAGTAATGGCACTTTTGTTAAAGATGTATTTGCAACTGGTATTAATAATCTTGTTTGTAAAGGAACATTAAGTGTTGCTGGTGCTGTATCACTTGATGGTGGTGCTGTAACAATTAATGAATCTTCTGCTGATGTGGATTTCAGAGTAGAATCAAATGGTAATACACACGCTTTATTTGTTGATGGTGGTAATAATAGAGTAGGAATACTTAATGACAGTCCTTCTGTTGCTTTAGATGTAACTGGAGCAGTTACAGCGTCTGGCACTATTACTGGTAATTTATTTAGTGGTGGAGGAAAAGATGTTACAGACACAGTTCCTACTGGTGGAATTATTATGGCAGGATTTGCTACTGAACCAACAAAATCAGATGGCTCTACAAAAAGATATTTATTATGTAATGCACAAGCAGTAAGTCGTACAACATATTCAGCTTTATTTTCAGCAATAAGTACAACGTATGGAACTGGAGATGGATCAAGCACATTTAATCTACCAGATTTACAAGGTAGAGTTCCTATGGGTTCTGGTGCAGGTTCTGGATTAACATCTAGAACTTTAGGAGCAACAGGTGGAACAGAAAATACAGCTAGTGGAAGTAATTTATCTTCTGGATCAGATTATAGTTATTCAATTGTTCAACCATTTTCTGTTGTTAACTTCTTTATTGCTACAGGGAAATAATGAATGCCAATAACAAAAATACAATTTCAACCAGGATTTGATAAACAAAATACTGATATATCATCTAAGGGTAAATGGACTGACGGAGATAAAGTAAGATTTAGATACGGTTTTCCAGAAAAAATGGGTGGTTGGGAAAAAGTATCAACAACTACATTTATAGGAGTTACTAGAGCACAATTAGCTTGGAACTCATTAGATGGAACAGCATACGATATTTTTGGCACTAATAAAAAATTGTATGTTTATAGTGAAGGTAATTTTTTTGATGCTACTCCAACTCGTTCATCTGCTGATATAACAAGTGTTTTTACAACATCAAGTGGATCATCAATATTTACTGTAACTCATTCTTCGCATGGTGCTTCAGAAGGTGATTATGTTACTATATCAAGTACAAGTGCAAGTATAGGTGGAGTTGGTGCTTCAACTGTTGATGGAGAATATGAAATACAATCAATTACTGATACTAATAATTACACTATTGATGTTGGTACTAATGCATCTTCAACAGTTTCAACTACAGGAAATTGTTCAGTAGAATACGAAATACAAGCAGGTAGAGATAGAGCTTTATCTGGATACGGATGGGGAACAGGAACATGGAATTCATCTCAAACTTGGGATACACCTAATACTTCAGATTCTGTAACTATTGCTCTTCGTTCTTGGGCATTAGATAATTGGGGCGAAGATGTATTAGCACAAGATATAGATGGTGGTTTGTATGTTTGGGATACATCTGGTGGTATTTCTACAGCATCAAATGTTGCTAGTGCTGTAAGTAATGCTCCAACAAAATCTAAATTTATGATTGTGTCAAATCCAGATAGACACGTTATTTGTTTTGGAACTGAAACAACTATTGGAACTTTAGCAACACAAGACCCTATGTTTATTCGATGGTCTGATCAAGATGATTTTACAGATTGGACACCTTCTGCTACTAATACAGCAGGTTCACAAAGAATTGTGGGTGGTAGTGAAATTATAACAGCTATTAGAACAAGAGGACAAATACTTATTTTAAGTGATACTTCTGCTCATGGTATGTCTTTTATTGGTGCTCCATTTGTTTTTGGTTTTCAACAACTAGGTTCTAATTGTGGAGCTATTAGTCCTCATTGTGCTATTGATGTTGGTGGCGTATCATACTGGATGAGTAGTGAGTCATTTTTTGTATTTGATGGAACAGTTAGAAAATTACCTTGTTCTGTTGAAGATTTTGTTTTTAATAATATTGATACAACACAATACGAACAAGTGTGGGCAGGATCAAATTCAGCTTATGGTGAAGTAATGTGGTTTTATTGTTCAACTGCATCTAACCAAGTTGATAGATATGTTATATATAATTATCAAGAAAATTTGTGGTATACTGGTAGTTTAAACAGAAGCACATGGATAGATTCTGGAACGTATCCTTTACCATATGCAACAGAATATGATGGTAGTGCAAATACAACTGTTTATGTGCATGAAAGTGGAAAAGATGATGATGGTTCAACTATGACATCTTTTATTGAAAGTGGCGATTTTGACATTGGTGATGGAGATGATATAATGTTTGTTGTTAAAATGATACCAGATTTTAAAGATCAAGTTGGCAATGTAAATATTAGTTTAAAGTCACGATATTATCCTAGTGATACACAAACAACTAAAGGGCCGTTTTATTATTCTACATCAACGCAAAGAATAAATCCTCGTACTAGAGGTAGACAAATTGCTGTGCGATTAGAAAGTAATGGATATGATGCAAATAATAATAATGCAACTGGAGAAGATTGGCGTTTAGGTACTTTAAGATTTGAAGTTCAACCAGATGGAAAAAGATAATGAAAAAACAAACTAAAAATAAAATTAGAAAAGTTTCTAAAATGTTAAAGAAAGCATCTAAAGCTCATGCTGGACAATCTAAAATATTAAAAGGATTATTACGAAATGGCAAAAACAAAAAGTAAATCAACTGTAAACAAAGCTGGTAATTACACTAAACCCGGTATGCGTAAAAAAATTTTTAATCGTATTAAATCTCAAGCATCTCATGGCACTGCGGCAGGAAAATGGTCTGCAAGAAAAGCACAAGCATTAGCCAAAGCCTATAAAAAAGCAGGTGGAGGATATAAATCATAATGGCTTTAGCTAAATCACAAAGAAGTCTCAAGGCTTGGGGTAATCAAAAATGGAGAACTAAATCTGGTAAAAAATCATCTGTTACAGGAGAAAGATATTTACCAGAAAAAGCAATAAAAGCATTATCTGCAAAAGAATATGCCGCTACAACTAGAGCTAAAAGAAAAGCTAAAAAAAAAGGTAAACAAGTTAGTAAACAACCAAAAAAAATAGCAAAAAAAACTGCTAGTTATAGGAGATTCACATAATGGCAAAACGAGGATTATGGGCTAATATACACGCAAAAAGAAAACGTGGTGAAAAAATGAGAAAAAAAGGTGCAAAAGGAGCACCAACTGCTGAACAATTTAAGAAAGCATCAAGGAAGAAAAAATGAGAAAAGAACACAAAAGTAAAACTGGTGGATTAACTGCGGCAGGTAGAAAATATTTTAAAAGAAAAGAGGGTGCTAATTTAAAACCTCCAGTAAAATCTGGTGTTAATCCAAGAAGAGTTTCTTTTGCCGCAAGGTTTGCAGGAATGAAAGGCCCAATGAAAGATTCTAAAGGTAGACCAACTCGTAAAGCATTGGCACTTAGAAAATGGGGATTTCGTAATGAAGAGTCAGCTAGAAACTTTGCAAAAAGACATAAGAAGAAAAAATGAGTAAAATAACAAATGTAAGATTACCATCTCCATCGCAAGAATATAATGTACAACAACAAAATGAATTAGTTCGTGCAATAGAAACAATTGTATTAACTCTAAATACAAGTTATACTGCTGAAGAAAATAAAGTTGTTATGGAACGATTTAATTTCTTTTTGGGGGATTAATGTCAACTAACACATATACAAATGCAAAAGCTGTTTTAAGAGGTAATACTACTATTTATACTGCTCCATCAGCAGGAACATCTATTGTAAAATCTATTCGAGTTTCAAACATTGAAGAAAATAACGATAGAGATATAACACTTACAATAACTGACAGTTCTTCTGTAGTTTATTATTTAGAAATAAATAGAACTATTCAAAAAGGTAGTTCACAAGAATTGTTAGCAACAGGTAATATGTTAATAGATTCAGCAGATTCTTCTGTTGCATCACCTACACCTATAATTTTAAAATCATCAGAAATTTTAAAAGCAACCACTACAGGTAGTGATATACACCTTGTAGCTTCTATACTGGAGATGACATAATGAAATTCCCTAAAAGTAAAAAACAAATAAATAAGAAAAAAAAATCTACTGGTATTAAGGGTATTCCATTAGAAACTGATATTAATAAACTTTTAAATATATTACAAAAAAAATTTGGTAAATCAAAAGGCGGTATTGTAAGTATATTACAACTTGCCGCAGGTGGTTTTCCTAGAAAAACTGGTATGATTAGTGGGCCGGGAACAGGTACTTCAGATGATATTCCTGCTATGTTAAGTGATGGCGAGTTTGTTGTTACAGCAAAAGCTGTACAAAATGCTGGTGGTTCTAGACCTATGTATCAATTAATGAAACATTTAGAAAAGGGTGGACAATTATCTAAAGAATCTAGAGGTCTATCAAGTTAGTGTTAGAAATTAGAACACCAAAAAAAGAAGAATTAAAAGACTTATTATTTTTATTGTTAAATTTTGGAGAAGAATACAAAAACATTTATCCAGAAGCTAACATTATTAAAGTAGGACAGGTTATAGAAGAACATTTTAACAATGGTTTTATAAGTAATGCATATATTAATAAAAAATTAATTGGTAGCATAGGAGCTTTAAAAACTGAGTGGTGGTTTTCTAAAGAACAATTTGTGGCAGAAACATGGTTTTATGTTCTACCACAACATCGTAGTTATAAATTAGCTAAGTTTTTAATTAAAGAATTAAAAAAATACGCTAATGGAATGACAATACAGTTGCCAACAAGCACTGGAGATAACAATGATAAATTATATAAAAAATTTGAATTTAAAAAAATGGGAAGTATTTGGAGGTATAAGTAATGTGTTTTGGAAGTAATATAGTAGAAACTACTACTAAACAAGAATTACCAGAATGGTTAGAAAGTGCGGCAAAAAATTTAGTTCAACAAACTGAAGGTGTAACTGGGCCACAAGTTCCTTATATTCCTTATGGGGGGCAAAGACTTGCACCTTTAACTACAGAACAACAAATGGCAAGGCAACAAGCTGTAGAACAAGCACAGGCTTATAGACCAGATTTAGCAATGGCTAGAGGTCTTGGTGGTATTGGTTCAGCACCTATAACAGGTCAAGATATAGAAAGATACCGAAGTCCTTACATTGATCAAGTTATGACTAAAACACTTGATGAATTACAAAGAAGAAGCGATATACAAGGTCAAAAATTATCTGATGCGGCAGTAAAAGCTGGTGCATATGGTGGTTCACGATTTGGTGTACAACAAGCAGAACAACAACGTAATTTACAAGATGTTCAAGCACGAACTGCGGCACAATTACAAGAACAAGCATATCGTAATGCTATGTCTATGGCACAAAATGAAAGAGCTAGACAACTACAAGGTGCTGGTACGTTTGGTGCAATTGGTGGACAAGAAATGAAATTAGGTCAAGCAGGTATGGCAGGGTTACAACAAGCTGGGCAATTAGGACAACAGCAATTACAAAGAGGAATGGATATTGCTTATGGTGATTTCCAAAGACAACAACAGTTTCCATATGAGCAAATTCGTTTTGGTGCTGGTATACTTGGTGGAGTTCCTTCTCCTATGACAACTTACCAACAACAACCAACAGCTAGTGGTGCACAACAAATTGCTGGATTAGGTTTAGCTGGTATTGGAGCATATAATGCAGGTTTTTTTAGTGATGCACAATTAAAAGAAAATATTGAATTAATAGGTACATCTCCTTCTAATATAAACATTTATTCTTTTAATTACAAAGGTAGTAAAGATAAATATCAAGGTGTTATAGCACAAGAAGTTCCTTGGGCATCTATAAAACATAATAATGGATATCTTCTAGTTGATTATTCTAAACTAGATGTAGACTTTAAAAAACTTAATTAACGAGAAAATATATGATTACATCAACATCAACAGTATTAGAAGATTTTGAATTTTTAGATAGTCTTGGGGATCAAGGTTTTGACATACAAAACGCACAAATTCCCAATTTACTAGAAAAATATGGAACTATTGATAATTTCAAAGAGGCTTATAGAACCGCAAAAAAACAAAATAAAAAAATTGATAGTAATTTACCTTTAACAGAAATGCTTGAAGAAGCACAAACAGGAGATGCTTCATTAGGTGAAAGAATAGCTCAAGAACGAGGTATAAGTGTACCAGAAGGAACTAAATCTGGGTCAAAAATTACAGAAGAAGTTGTTCCATCTGAAATATATAAAGAAAAAGAAAAGCCAATAGAAATTTTTGGTGTTGATACTGGAGAAACATATACTGGTAAAACTCCAATTGAAAGTGGTTTAGATGCTGTAGGAACTTATTTAGATAATAAATTAAAATATAACTATTCTGATCCAGAAATAATGATGCGTAAAAGTGATACAGGTGACGCAAAATTAGGTGAAATGGATGATCTTGAAGCATATAAACGAGGAATGATAACAGATAAAGGTGATTTACGAGCAGGTGATCAATTTAAAGCTGGCATTTATGATGCACAATTAATGAAAGATTATAGTGATAGAGCTAAAGCAATGGGAATGAAAACTGTTGGTGAAATGGATTTTGTTAATTATCAAGATGATAGATTTGATAAAAATAAAGGATTACAAGTAATAGGTTCTAATCAAGATGAACTTTTAAAAAGAGAAGAAATAGTTAGAAAAGCAGAGATGATGAATCCGGGTGATCCTAATGCAGGTGAAAAAGCCCTAAACGAATATCTAATGACACAAAAAACAAAACTTGATAAATTAAATAAAGATGAAGATGGTTTAAATTTAAATCTTTCTCTTGAAATACCAAAATCAGAAGGCAGTCCAAGAGCTTCAGACACAGGTGGTCTTCTTGAATTACAAAGAAGAAGATCAGATCAATTTAAAGAAGATGTTAAAAAGAAATTACTTGAAGAAGCTGAAAATAATCCAAATGTAGATAAAGGTGGATTAGCAGATTTAAAAAAAGCTACTAAAGGTAAAGGTTGGGAACTTTTAATGCATATGGGTATAGGTATAGCAACTGAAAATAATGTAGCAGAAGGAATAAAAGCTGGATTAAAAAATGCTATGGAATTTGAAAAAGCCTTTGGTGATGATGCATCTGATTTCCAAATAGTTGAACTTGGTGATGGTAGATTAGTTAGAGTTAATAAAAAAACTGGTGAAGTAATGGATACAGGTGAAAAAGGTAAAGGTTCAGATAAACCTGCCGCTATAAAAACATTAGAATACAAAGCTAATGCATTAGGTATTGATGTTGATGATTTAATAAGATTTGATTTAACAAAAGGTGATAAAAGTTATGAAGAACAATTATTAGATGTATCGAAATTTATTTTAGGTAATTCAATGGTTCCTTTAGAACCAGAACAAGCAAAAGACAAAGCCGCAGAATTATTAAAGCTAATTGAACAAAGTAGCAATAAAGATTTAGAATCATTATTACAATAATATAAAGGATAAAAATGCCAACACCTTTAGAAATAGCTCGTGAAGATAATAGAAATTTTTTACTATATAGTGATGAAGATTTAATAAACGAGTTATACAGTCAATATCAAGATAGATATCCAGATAAAAGATTATTTACTGAATTTCTTACTACAGATACAAGTGCATTTGACACATCTAGACTTACAGGAACGTCTGTACAACCCTCCCCCGAAACAATAGAAGAAGAACCTAAAGAAGAAAAACCATTTGGTTTAACTACTCTTCCAGAATTTGGTGCAGATTTAATTACATCTGCAATACCTGCTGGTACGTTACAAGCTATTGGTTCTGGTTCTAAAGCTATAGCTGGTTATGAAAAAATTCCAGATTATTTGACAGGTGATTTACAAGAAGTAACTGCACAATATAGAGCCGCTCTTAGTATATTAAATGAAAAAGATCAATATAGTCCAGAAATTGTTAATAGAGCAGAACAAATAGTTGACATATATAGAAATCAATATTCTGCTAAAGAGTCAGAGTTTTTTAAAGCTGGTGAAGAATTACAACAATTTGCACAAAAAACATTTCCACAAGATCAACGATGGAAAGATAATAAATTAGCAGATACAATATACAAAGGTTTTGAAGGTATAGGTAGCACTATTCCTATTATAGGTGCTTCAGTTATTGGTACTCCTGTAGCTGGTCTTGGAGCCGCAATAGCAATGGAAACTGGTGAATCCATAGATCGTGTATATGATTTTGATGGTGACACTGATGAAAATGATGTTGTTATGGCAACTATACTTGGTGTTGCTCCGGGTTCTGCTGATTATTTACCTGTTCAAATATTATTAAATCGTTTTAATAAAGTTATTCCGGGAGTAAAAAGTAGAGTTGCTAATATACTTAAACAATCAGTTACTCAAGGTGTATGGGAAGGTGGAACAGAAGAATTTCAAAATGTTTTACAAAATTTAATAGAACAAACATACAATAAAGAAAGAGAAACATTTGATTATGCAGGTGAACAATTTGGGCCGGGATTTGTAGCAGGTCTTGTATTTGGTGGCATAAGTGGTGGTGCACAAAGAAAAGAAAAACTAGAAGATAAAGTAGATGAAAAAACTATTTTAGAAGATGATGGTTCTGAAACTATTGAAGGTGATACAGAAAAAGCAACTCAAGAAGCAACTGAAGTTGGAACATCAGATGAAGTAGCACCAGATAGCTCTCCAGATGGATACCCTCCTGTTGGTTCTAATAACATTGTATTAACCAAATCTGGTGAACCTATAGGAAAAGGTCGTGTTGTAGAATATCCTGTTGTTCTTAACGATGATGGGTCTACAAGTAAAAACATAAGAGTTGAACTAGATGATGGTAGTATTGTTGAAGAACCTTTAGATAGAGATTTAAAAATAGATTGGTTAGATAAACCAGAAACTAAAACTAAAGTTGATGCATATGAAGAAATGCAACGAAAAAATCTTGAAGAAGGTAAACCACAATTTCAATCAAGAGATGATATAGAAGAAAGTGTTGTAGAAGAAGAAGTAACTCCAGTTGAGGCAATGCCAGAAACTGAAATTATTGATGATTTAGATTCTGTAATTAAGACTGAAGGTAGAAAAGTTGGAGATGAAATAGAACTTTTTGATATAGCAGGAAATAGATATAGAACTACAATTACAGCTATTGATGAAAAAACTGGTTCTATACGAGTTCTTGATCAAAAAGGTAACGATGTAATAGTAAATATGTCACCTTCTGCTACAACTATAGATATAAACGATTCTAATTATACTATAGCTTCAGCAGGTGTAGATTTACAAGGCGTAAAACCTAATAATTTAACATTAGAAGAATTACAAGATGCCCAAAAAAAATTAGAACAAAGAAAAAAAGATATAGAATCTGCGGGTACTGTTAATCAATTAATTTATCCAGAAACAATAAGAGACTTAAATGCAGTTAAAGTAGCTACTAAAAAACTACAAGCTAAAGAAACTAAACCATCTTTACAAGTAGATTCTATTACAGGTGACAATGGTTGGAATAGACAAATGGGTAAAGCCATTGCAAGTGACAATGAAACTCTTAAAGATGAACTAACACAATTACCATTAGATAATTTATTATCTCAAGAAAATAATTTATCTGCATTAAAAGTTACATCTAGATATATAGAACAAGGCAAATTAGAAAACGAAACAGTACAAAAAAACTTTGATGCTATTAATAAAAGAATAGCTGAACTAGAAGGTAGACCAATAGAACAACCTACTCCTGTAGTAGAAAAAACTCCTGTAGTAGAAGAAACTACACCAGAAGCTGTTGCACCTGTTGTTGAAGAAAAACCTTTAACTACGGCTGAAAAAATATTTGCTGAACCTACTACACCTGTTGAGCCTGTTAAAAAAGAAGAAGAAAAAGATGTTTTAACAGAAGAAGAAATGGCTGGTTTTTTATCTACATTAGAAGATACTGATGCAGTTACAAAAGAAACACCTAAAGTAAAAGATGAAATAACTCAAAGAGAAGAAGCAGTACAAAAAAGAGAAGATGATTTAACTTTTGGTCAAGGTATATTTAGACTATATGATCCTAGATTACCTTTAAGAACAGCAAAAGAATATAATGATTCTTTAAATGCTTATAGAAGAGAAATAGCAGACCCACAAGTGCTTGGTAGAAAATATTTACAAGACGTAGAAAAAGCATACGCAAAAAGAGTAAATCAACTTACAAATACTAAATTTTTAGATAATTTAAATACTGATGGGCAAGCTGATCCTTTAAACTATACTCAATTTGAAAGATTACTTAAAGAATTAGGCAATGCTACATTAGATATAAAAGATCAAGCAACTGGTAAATTAATTAGAAAAAAAACGGCAGAAATTAAGGTAAAACCAGTAAGAGATGCAATTAAGTATATTAAAGATAAAAACTATGATAAAAAACCACCAGAGACTCCTCCCCTACCGGAGTTCGCAGAACCAAAGGAGGAAGTGAGTGAGCGAGACACTGAAACAATTACCGACATTACTGACGTTGAAAGAGGCGAAAGCGTTCTGGGCAGTAGAGAGCAACCCGATACTGACGTTAGTGGGGCATCAGAACGAGTTACAACTGGGGTACGAGGAGTACCTACATCTGTTAGCAGACCGACTCCAGATACTAGCGGAGAACGAGGAAGACCTAGAAGAGAGGATGAATCTGTTGATCCCACCGAGGGACAGGATGTTCAATCTAGAAACGAAGTTGAAGGAAGGATCGTTGGGGACAACATTACTAGAAATGTGTCTGGACAGTTGGGAGATACTGTCACAGGAATTGAATCAAGTTCAGTTCCCGATACAACTGAAACCCAACAAGAATTACGAGATAACGCTCAACGAAAGCACGATAATGTCGTGGCTGAACGAAGCCTCGCCAGTGACATCGGAAAGATAGAAGGATTAAATAATAACGATAAACAAATTATTAAAGATGTTTTTACATATGATTATGACATCTTTGAAGAAGTATATTTAGATTATGATGCTACTACTTTACAAGGATTTAAAAAAACTAAAATACCAAGCTATTTACAAAATGATATTGAAGAAACTCTTATTGATACAATGGAAGATCAACAAGAGTTATTACAACAAATATATGACACAACAAAAAATAAATATCCAGAGTTATCACCTAACATAAATAGATATCATCAAGAAAAACTTGAAGAAGATTTTGATGATTTTGCTAGTAGTTTAAATGATTTAAAATCTAGAATAACACCTCCAGAGGATGCAGGAGCTTCTGCTACTCCAGATTCTGGTGTAGGACAAGTAGAATATGGAGCAGAAATATTTGGTGTTCCTACTATAAAACCTACAAAAGAATCATATGATAAAGTAAAACCTCAATTATTAAAAAGATTAGATCAACATAGTAAAGCTGGATTGCCTTTTCAAAGTGCAATGAAATCATTAATTAATGATATTGACAGATCATTTATTGATACTTCTTTAACACCAGAACAAAAAAACGAAGCTAGAAGTAATAGTGAACAATGGAAAACATCTATGGGTGCATTTGTTCGTTTTGCTACAGACATACAATCTGAATATAAAAATGTTCAAGGTGAAAGAAATACACTATTTCAAACCAAATATAATCCTAAAGTAAAAGGTAATTCTTTAGATACTCATATGCCAGTAGAGTTATTAGCATCTTCTGGTAAAGGATTGCGTAATTTAGATGTTCGTGTTGGTAACATTAAACAATATGTTGCTGATAATTTAGATATGAGTTTGGATGAAGTAAATGATAAATTTGGTTCAGAACAAATAGAAGCATTAGGTTTAGCTATTGATCAATTAAAAGCAAACAAAGGATTTGTTTTAGGCGATCAAACAGGAATAGGTAAAGGTAGAGTTGTAGCCGCACTTATGCGATATGCAAAGAAGAATGCTCAACACGTTGTGTTTGTTACACATAAATCTGGTTTATATACTGATATGATTCGTGATATGAAAGATATTGGCGAAAATGTATCTAATATGAAAATATTACCTACTGACAATAATCATACTGTAGATTTAAGTTCTCTAAATGAAGAAAGTTTTAAAACTGAAACAAGAGAAAAACATGAGGCTTTATTAAATAAATTATCTAGCGATCAAGGTATGTTAGAAAATAATTATGATTATATTTTTACAACTTATTATCAATTAAATAGAGATTCAAAACCAGATGAACAAGGTTTTAAAACTCCTATTAATAAAGCTAGACATAACTTTATAGAATCAATTGCACCAAATGCTATATTTATTTTAGATGAAAGTCACAATGCTGGTGGTAGTTCTAATAGAAAAGTAAAAGCTGACAAAATAAATACTCGTGCTACTTTTATTAGACACGCTTTAAATAATTCTAGAGGTGCAGTATTTTCTTCTGCAACATGGGCTAAAAATCCTGTTGTTATGGATTTGTATATGAATACAGATATACAAGAAGCTATACCAGATTCTGATCAATTTGTTGATGTTATGCAAACAAGAGGCATTCCGTTACAACAAATTGTAACTAATATGTTAGCACAAACAGGTCAATACAGACGTGTTGAAAGAAGTTTTGATGGTGTAGAGTATAGTGTTTACAATGATGGAAAAGGTGTTGCACACGATAAAGAATTAGCAAAACAAATTTCTGATTTATTTTTAGACATACATTTAATTGATATGCAATTATCTGACATAGCTAAAAAAGTTGCCTCTTCTGATCCAGATTTTGCATCTGCACAAGCAAAAACAGGTTTACAAGGTAGAGTTGTTCCTAGTGATTTTAAATCACAAATGTACAATATTTCTACAATGTTAATGACAAGTTTTAAAGTAAACGATGCTGTTAATTATGCAAACAATGAAGTAAAAAACAATCAAAGAAAAGTTGTTATTACAGTTTCACGAACAGGTGAAAATTTACTTCGTCAAATAATGGCAGATAAAAGTTTAAAAGCTGGTGATAGAATTACACTTACTTATAATGATTTATTATTAAAATATTTAGATCGTGCTTTAGAATACACAATGTCTGTTAAAGTACCAAAAGCAGATGTTCCTATTTATAGTGCAAGAAAAAAATTGTCTAATGAAGAAGTTAATGAATTTGGTGAAGGTAATTTAGTAGAACAAATTGAAGAGTTAAAAGGTAGAATAAGAGATACTGATTTTGGTAATTTGTCTTTAAATCCAGTAGATAATATTATTAACAATTTAAGAAATTCTAATATTAAAGTAGGAGAAATTACAGGCAGACAATACGCTATAGATTCAAAAGGTATTATAACACCAAGAGGTGATTCTTCTATTAAAAAAAGAAGAAGAATAGATAGTTTTCAAAATGGTGAATTAGATGTATTGGTTATAAATCAAAGTGCATCTACTGGTTATTCTATGCATTCTGATCAACGAGCTAAAGATAAAAAACAAAGACACATGATTGTCTTAGAAGCTGAACCAGAAATTAATACTTACCTACAAATGTTAGGTCGTATATTTAGAACAGGACAAGTAAGTCTTCCTAAGTATACTATAATGACAACTGATCATCCAGCAGAACAAAGACTATCCTCTATGTTAGCAAAAAAAATGGCATCATTGAATGCTACTGTTACTGGTGGTCAAGACTCAGTTTATACTACATCAGACTCTTTAGATTTTTTTAATACTATAGGAGATAAAGTTACAAAAGAATTTTTAGAATCTCATGCAGAAATTAGAGATGTATTAGATATAGATTTAACAGGAAAAATAGATGGTATTGCTAATAAAGTTTCTAGTAGTTTGTTAATATTTGATCCAGCATTAGCTACTGAATATTATGATTTTGTTGCAAAAAGATATGTAGAGTTAAAAGAAGAAGAAACAGCATTTGGAACTAACACATTAGATATGGCTAATCTAACTAAAGCAGATGCAATATCTGTTGGTGAAATAGATATGATACAAGATGGTTCAACAACTGGAACTATATTTCAACAACCAGTGTACATGGAACAAGTATCTATTAATAAAAAAACTAAACCTTTAACACCTTTACAATTACAAAAAGAATTAAGAACTACTTTAGATTTAACTACAGAAAATGTAGAATTAAATACAAAAAATGTTCAACAAAAAGTTGATGAATATAATGAAAAACAATTAAATCAAGCTATTGAAATCTATGATAATGCTATAGAAAAAGTTCGTCAAGACACAACAAAAAAACCAGCACAAATACAATCACAAGTTAAAAAATTACAAGATGTTAAAAATCAAATAACAAAAAATATAAAAAGTTTTCCTGTAGGAACACAAGTAAGGATTTCTTTAAACACAGGAAAAGATAACGCTATAGTTGAACATGGTATTATTCTTGATAGAAAACATGAAGGAACATCTACAGCTACAAATACTGGTAGTTTTAAAATTAAAATAGCTTTAGCACAAGGTGATGCACAAAAAATTACATTAGGTTTATCAAGATTTATTGATAACCAAGGAAATTTATCATCTGAAAATAGAATTGAAAATGCATCAACAACACCAGAGGGAAAATCAATTGATGAATTGTTTGTATCTGGTCAAGAAAATGTAAGAGAAACAAGGTATATTGTTACAGGCAATTTGTTAACTGGATCAGCTATTGTTAAAGGTGGTCAAGTTGCTAAACTACAAAGAAACGATGGTACAATAATACAAACTATTGTTATGCCTAAAAACTATAAACATGAAAAAGAAGAAGCTAGTATTCCTGTTTTGCTTGATTACCAAGCGGCTACGTCATATCTTTACAATAGTAAATTTGGTGAATTAAAAACCTATAGTGGAGATGTGCGTATACAAAAAACAGGAGGAGACAGTGCAACTGTATTTACTACAAGAAAAGATTTAATAGAAAGAGGATTAGATAAGAGTAGTGAAAGCATGGTTGACTTAGATTTTAAAAAGTCTTCTGATGGTAGAACATGGTCTGCTACAACTAAATTAGATGTATTAGAAAATTATATTTTACCTTATTATGCAGAAAATGGAATTAATTTTCAAACTATTAGAGAAAGAGAAATAGCAAAAGAATCTAAAGAAAAAGTTATTTCTCAGAATGAAGGTGACCCTACACCAAGATCAGTTGGTGCAATGGCTACTCCTCCAGATATGAATGAAAATAATACTAAGGATGATGTTATAAAAAGGTCAAGGAATACCCTTACCTCATTGTTTAAGATTATAAAAAACAAAAAAAGAATTGATCCATTTATTGATAAAGATAGATCATCTACAGATAGAATACATATACCAGAAGAAACCTTATCTAAAACAACTAAAGAAGGTATTCTTCCAAGTTTTACAATTCTTTTAAAATATATTTTACCAACTTATGTTACTGCTAATCAATTAAAAGATAAATCAATAGCCAAGTTAATTCAAAAAGCAATAGAGTATGAATCTAAAATACGAGTACGATCTAAAACTTTTATTGATAGATATAAAAATATTAGAACTAAATATAAAGGAGCAAAATTTTCTAAAGTTGTTGATATATTGTTTGTTGGTGATGCATCACAAAAAGTATTTACTGATAAAGAATTACAAGAGGGTTTTACTTTAACTAAACAAGAAATAGCAGATTTAAGAAGTCAAGGATTTAGCACTAATGAAATAAATAAAATTAAATCTGTTAAGTTTAGTAACAATGAAATAGCAATGTACAAAGAAATTAGATTGTTGTTTGATAAAATTGGTAAATATATAGATCAACATAGAAGAAGTATGTTGCCTAGAGTAAGATCAGCACAAGCATTAATACGAACTCGTTTACATAGTTTAATTAGTCCAGATTCTTTATCTGATTTTAAAAGATTAATGGTACAACGATCTAATAAAATGCGACAAATTAGAAATGGTATTGGTAATCCTCAAACGCAATTAGCTGAATTATTAGAAATAGATGAAAGAATTTATAGTATACCATTAATTAATACGTCACCTACAACATTTAATTCTTTTATAGATGCTTATCAAAAATATTACATTGAAGAAAATAAACTACAAAGTACATCTGTAAGAAGAAAAGTTGGTTATGTACCACATAAATTTTTTGGTAATTTTAAATTAAAAGTTTTAAAAGAGGTAGATGAAAATGGTAATGAAATATATGAAAATTTAATTACTCCTCAATTAAGTCAACAAACTATAGATGGATTAAAAGCTCAAGGCAGAACTGATGCAGAAATAGAATCAATAGCAAGTGCTGTTGAATCTAGTAAAAATACTTTATTTTTTAATAGTAAAGAAGATGCAATAAAAGCGGCACAAGAACACATAAAAAATAATCCTACAGATGTAATTCGTGTTGAGCCTACTGATTTACAAATATATTCTAACGATGCTACTGTATTAAATGATCAAGAATACAGATCAATTATGAACTCTTTAACTGAAAGTTTATCAGAAAAATACACTGCTGAAGAGTTACGAGGTAATATCAAAGATGTAATAAAAAGAAAAAGCAGAAGAAGAATACCAGAATTTTCTTTAAAAAGAAGGGGTGTTGCTGGATATGATAAAAACTTAGACAAAGTATTTAGAACATTTGCTGGTTCTGTTTCTAAGTATGTTTACATGGATGAATTAAAGTATGATTATGTAAACCTTATGGAACGTAAAGGTTGGGGTGAAGTTAGTGAAGTATCTGGTGATGCTGAACCAATAGCTAATTATTTAAGAAGTTGGTGGAGTGATTTAAATAATAACCCTCAAAGTTTAGAAAGAAGTGTAGACAATGCATTGAACACTTTAGAAAAATCTGTTCCTAAAAAAGTATTTTATGCGGCAGGTATAGGTGCTATTGCAACACCATTTATTATAGGTGGCCCAGTTGCTCCTCTTGTTATTGGTGGTGCAACATCCATAATGATGGCAAAATCAATGGGTAAAACACAAAGAAAAAGTCGTGCTATTACAGGCGATATGTTATCTTTATCTGCTCATTTAAAACTTGGAGCTTTCTTTAACTTATCATCTGCTCTTGTTAACTTATCACAAATAGGTTTAAACACTTATAGTAAAATGGGTGCTGTTCTTACATCTGCTGGATTTAGAAGAGCTATTCCTGCTTTGTATAGATTAGCTAGAAATGATTACAGAGAAATTATAAAAAATAGAAAAAATTATAGTGCTAGTAAAGTTAATGCGGCAATGGATGCTTTATTACTTGCACAAAAAGCAGAAATTAAATCTTCATATTTTTATTCTGACAGAGCACCAGACATATTTACGGAGCAATCAAAAATTGGTCAACTATCTATGTTATGGTTTCAAAGTGCAGAGTCTTTAAACCGAGCTACATCATTTTTTGCTGGATACATTAAAGCAGAAAAACAAGGAAAAAATAGAGAACAAGCAATTAAATCTGGTTTGTTTGCAGTACAACAACAACAATTTAGTTATGATAATGCGGCTAAACCGGGTATTCTTAGAAATACATTTTTGCGTGTACCATTACAATTTAAAAACTGGTTCATACAAGAATTAGTATTTATATCTGGTTTACGAGGTGCAGAAATTTCTAGATTTTTAGCGTCTTCATTTGTATTAGCTGGTGCATTAGGTCATCCGGCATATATGTTATTAAGTCAACTTATATCATTGTTAACTGGTGGAGAGTACGAACCAGACGAAGATTTAAAAAAATGGGCAATTAATGAAAGTGCTAAAGGTAATTTGAATGGAATGGTTGGTCAATTTATTACTCATGGTGCTCCAGCAATTATATCTGAAGGTGGCACAGGAGTAGGCATTAACTTAACAAATAGAGTTGGATTTGGTGATAGATTTTTACCATCAGAAATGTCGGATTTTCTTGGGCCTTTTGTTAATACATTACTTACATCTAGTAAATTAAAACAAGAAGGAGCTACTGCTGTAGATCATTTAGTTAATTTATCTCCAGCATTTAAACCTTTAAAATCTATAGAAGCTATGGCTGGTGGTATGCCTATTAGCACAATAGCTACAGATACAGAATTATTTACAAATAAAATGGCTGAAACATTACAAGGTGATCAAAAACCTGTGTATACAAACCCTTATAAAAATCAAAGTATTAAATATGAATTAACATTGAGTGATGTATTTAGAATGACATTTGGTTTTGAACCTACAAAAGTTGCACAATTTAATGATTTAACGCAGAATATTCGTTCTAATAAAGAAAAAAGACTTGAAAGTTTAGAAGATGTTAGAACTGATATTAACATTGCTGTCCGTAAATATGGTGATGATTATGAAAGTCTTAATGTTGCACTTACATTTATCATAGAAGAAGCTATTAAAAATGGCATAGAAATTAATAGAACTGGTATTAAAAGAATGATTAAAGATGCATTTTATAGTCAAATAGATAAAGATTTAAAATTAGCACCTAAAACACAAAGACTAGAAATTATTGATCAAATTAAAGCATTAGAGAAATATTATGGTTTAGATTTTTCTCAGTTAGTAAACTAGGATATTTATGGAAAAACATGAAGTTAAAGAAGTAGTTGAGGAAACTATAGAAGAAGTATTAGAAAAATTTGGCTTAAATCCAGCAGAAATACAAGAGGCACAAAGGGATTTTATATATCTTCGTACCCAAAGAGTATTACATGAAAAAGTATCTTTTAGAATACGAATAATTATATGGGGATTAGTCATATCTGGTGTCGTATCTTTAATTGCTTTAGGATTTAAAAGTTTTTTTAAATAAGTATTGTCAAATCAGTTTAGATTGCTTATAAAATTTTAACAAAGGAAAAAAATGAGATACAAAAGAATTTTTGTAATCTCTGACCTCCACGCTCCGTATTGTCACCCCGAAGCGTTAGAGTTTATCAAAAAAATTAATAAACAATACAAGCCGGATTGTGTTGTAAACATGGGCGATGAGCTAGATTATTCATCATCGTCATATCACGAGCCTTCTACAGAACTTGATTCCCCTGCTATTGAGTTAGAAAAAGGAAGAAAAATAATTAAGGAACTAGAAAAAATATTTCCTAAGTTACATCTTCTTGAGTCTAATCATGGGAGTATGGCTTTTCGTAAAGCTAATACAGCCAAGATACCTGTTGAATTACTTAAACCATACAATGAAATGTTAGGTGTAAGTAATAAATGGACATGGCATCACACACTAACATTAGAAGCTAGTAATGGTGAAAAAATATATTTTGTTCATCAACAATCTTCCAATGTTTTACAAGTGTGTGCGGCAGTATCAATGAATGTAGTACAAGCTCACTATCACACGAAATCGTGTTTGCACTACATTAGTAGTCCAGAAAGACTTATGTGGGCTATGAATGTAGGATGTTTAATAGATAAGGATAACTTAGCTTTTAAATATAGCAGAGTTGCTGTTAAAAGACCTGTGTTATCTTGTGCTGTTATTACTGATGGTATACCACATATTGTACCTATGGTTTTAAAAAGAGGTGGAGATTGGGATGGTAAAGTAAATGTCTGATCCAGTTAATCATCCAGATCATTATACAAATGGTAAACAAGAAGCCATATCTGTTTTAGAAAATACTTTGTCTGACATACAATTTCAAGGATATTTAAAAGGAAATATTCTTAAATATTTGTTGCGTTATGATCACATATCAAAAGAACCAAAGTATCAATCTTTAGAAAAAGCAGAATGGTATTTAAAAATATTAATTGAAAAGGTAAAAAAAAATGCTTGAAGGAGTTAGTGAAAATATAGAATACATGGCTAGAACTATATGGGGAGAAGCTCGTGGAGAAGATGAACAAGGCAAAATTGCTGTAGGTCATGTTATAAAAAATAGAAGAGACAAACAAACTTGGATGGGTAAAACTATTAAAGATGTCTGTTTGAAAAAATGGCAGTTTTCATGTTGGAATGAAAACGATCCTAATAGAAATAAAATTTTAGCTTTAAAGTTAAATGATTTAGAAGATTATTTAGAATTATCAGCTAAAGTAATTAGTGGAATGTATGATGATCCAACAAAAGGATCAACACATTATTATGCTAAATCTATGAAAAGTCCACCCAAGTGGGCAGAAGGTAAAGAGCCTGTTTATGATCATGGGGGTCATCTTTTTTTTAATGATGTAAAATAAGAGGAGAAAATATGGAAAAAATTAAATCAACGTGGGATGGTTTATCTAAAAAAGGTAAGATAGGGGCTGTTGCAGTTATTGCTATAGTTGTTGTTATTATCTGGGGACAAATATTCTAATGTTAAATTTATTATTAAAACCCTTGCTCGGTGTTGCCGGGCAAGCGGTAACTGGCTTCGTAGAAACAAAACGTATTAAACAAGAAGCTAAACTTACAGAGATACAGGCTAAAACTAAATTGCGTCAGCAACAAATAGCAGGAGAAGTTTCTTGGGAGGCATCAGCCGTAGACCAAATGAAAGGGTCGTATAAAGATGAATTTTGGACAGTCATTTTCGGCGGAATTTTAATTTGTTGCTTCCTACCTTGGACTCAACAGTATGTAAAAGAGGGATTTATTTTTCTTGAAGAGAGTACGCCATCGTGGTTTGCTACTTGTTTATATGTTTGTATTGGTAGTTCATTTGGATATAGATTTGGTAAAGCAGGTCTAGCACACATGAAAAAGAAATGACACCAGAAAGATTATCAGCTTGGAGAATTTTTCCTCGTTTATTAATTACTTTATATGGCGTAGCTTTTTGGCGTACAACTGAATGGTTTATGCAATTACCAGACCCAACGAATGCACAATCAGCATTTGTATCTGTTATTGTAGGTGCGGGTGCGGCATGGTTTGGTTTGTATGTTGGTGGTAGCAATAGAGCAAGTGTAAGGATTGAAAATGAAAAATGATAATGAGTATATAACTTTAGACATTATTTATTCTGCTGTAGAAAAACCAGAAGATACAAATGGTGAATTTCCTATACAGCTTATGTCTTTTGTTGTTAGGGATAAGTATCCATACAATAAATGTCAAACCTTTTTAGATGTTATAAAAGATAATATATTTGGAGAAATATTATCACATAATATAACACCTATAAAAGAAATGCATAAAACAAAATTATTAAGTCAAATGGAAACAAGCACAACTGTACATTAATGCATAATATAAACCCAAATTTATTAGTTAAAAAAGAAAAGAAAAAAAAACATTCTGTTATTTCTTTGTGGGATGATACAAAAAAATTAGCTGATGCAGAAAACAAAACAACTGTGTTAGCTTTGTGTCAAAAACATAGAAAAGGTTTTTGGATTGTTTGTCACGAAGATGATTTAGAAAAAGTAATAAAGGAAAGAAATGAAAACACTTAATGAAAATGAATTAAATATTTTATTAAATTATTTAAGTAAAAAACCATACGCTGAAGTTTATCAACTTATTAATATGTTAACAGCTAATAATACAAAAGAAAAACCTAAATGTGATTGTGGTAAAACGGTTTGTGAGTGCAAAAAAAAATAACACAAGACATATTAAATTGGTCAATTAATTTTGTTGAAAAAAAAAGCAACAAACTTGATGATTGGCCTATTTGTCCTTATGCAAAACAAGCTCGATTAAAAGATCAAGTAAAGATTGTTGAGGTAAAAAACGCAAAAGATTATTTGTTTACTGTTGTAAAGGAAGCAAGAACAATACAAGAACAAAATAAAAAACTTATTATTGTAGCTTCTGATGATATGGACATTACAATAGATGAGCTAAGTTGTTACATTAATGCATTAAACCATACATTTGTAATGGATGATGTATACCTTATGCCTTTTCATCCAGATGATGAAGGCGAAGAAGAAGTAGAATTTTTAGAAGGTGAGTTTGAATTAGAGAATGAATTTTATATGGTTCTCATTCAGCCTTTTAAAGAACTGGAGAAAGCATCAAGCGATCTTCATAAACAAGGGTATTATGATAAGTGGAATAAAGAATACTATCAAGATACCGTATTAAAAAGACAAACTTATAGGAGAAATAAAAAATGGTCGGAAAATCACCAAAAAAAAGAGCAAAAATGATGATGGATAAAAACATGACTATGATGCGTGGAGGCGGAATGGTCAAAGGTAAAAAGAAATCCATGAAAAAAAGAGCAAAGAAAAAAGCAAAGAAGAAATAATGCAAAGAGAACCATCTCGTATTTCTTCTGGCAGAAGACTCAAGACTAAGAAAAAGTCAGACAAGTTTAAGCCATTGGATAAAAAAACAATGGCTTTAATTGTCAACGATTTAATGACTAAAGGAAAGAGTAACACCAAACTTAAAAACAAGAAAGAGAAGAAATGAAAAACTATTTAGGAAAAACAAAAGAGGTTAAAGCACCTGTAAGATGGAAGTCATCTCCAGATGCACCTCCAACACAGTTAGCTTATATAACACAACCAGAAATTGATATGCTTGTACAAGCAAACATACATGGTTCAATGAATGGTAAACCTAACATGGGGCCAAAAGGTATTATTAGTTTAAATGGTGGTGGTGATTACGAATATGAAACAGGAGGTAAAGGATCAATTGTAAAACCTCCTAGATCAACAACTGTAACTGGTGGTAGCCCTCATAGTGGAGGAGCAAATTTTCCTACAATAGGTAGTGGTAGTGGTCAAGGTTCTGGTTCTGGAACTAGCAGTGTTGGGCAAACAATTTATAATGCAACTCAACCAAATGTAGTTGACCCCGGATTACAACAGGCGGCAAATACAGTAGCACAATCACAATCAGACCCTATTCCGGGTGGCTCACCATATTTATCTGGTGTATCTACCCCAATGAATCCAAATCAATATGCGGCTATGACTATGGGTCAAGCAGGTATTGCAAATATAGGAGGAAAACCAATAGGTGGAACTTTAGCAGGTGCAGGTGGTGTAAATGAAGGTCAATTTAGCATAGGTGTAGGCACAGACACAGGTGATGGTAGTGATGATGATGATACTGAAATGAAAATTGATGATGATGATGGTGATGATGGCGATACTAGAAAAGAAAAAGATAAAGATGGTAAAACAAAATATTTTATAAAAGGTATAGGTGAAGTAAGTGGTAAAATGTATGGTGCTTACAGAAGATTAATAGGTCAAGGAGTACCAGAAAAAGATATTATTAGTGCTATAAAAGGTTTAGGTGCGGCTGAAGAAAAGTTTGCGGCTGAAAATTTAAAACAAATTGGTGATTTAAAAATATCTGATTTTTTTACATTTAATTTACTTAAAAATGCATTAAAAACACCAGATTACGAAAATAAATTTCTTGGTTCGGCAGGAGCGGCAAACATATTAAATAAACTTAATTCAATAACAGGTAAAACTGCGGAAGAAACAGCAAAACTAAAACAAGAATATATAAATAGAATTATTGAAAAAAATCCAGAAGGTTTTACTGATTTATTTACAGAAGGAAAAGCAGGAAAAGGTAATTACAAAAATCCTTCAATTCAAGAATTTGAAGATATTTTAGTTGGTGCTAACATAGGAAATAAAAACTTTGATAAAAATTATTATGCTACAAAAGCTGATTTCTACAAACTTAATCCACCTGCAACATCTGGTGGTTTATCAGAGTTAGCAGGAATGTCACTTGGTAATGATGAATTTTTAAATAGACAAATTGTAGAAGCTAGAGCCGCACTTGATCAAATGGGTAAAAATCCGTATACAGGACAATCAGTACAACAAGGCACTGGTGGTGGTGCTGGTGGTGGAGGAGGTAGTGATGCTGATGAATCAGATGACACTACTACTACAACACTTCCAGACTATAGTCTTATTCGTCAATATAGACAAGACCAAGGTTTTGTACCTAATTACACAGGTGGGCCAGAACAAATACAATTAGCTGGTGGTTTTTACGATCCAAAAGAACAAGAATTTTTATTTGGTGGTTCTGGATTTGGTGGTTTAGATAATTATGTGGGTGATCCTCAACAATATTTTTCTCAAGGTGGAATGGTAGATGGCAAAGGATTATCTGGTTTTAAAATGAAAGGTTTTTAATGGTTATATCTCGTTCACAATTACCAATGACAACTAAAAGGAAACCAACAAAAAGACAAAAAAAGAAAAAGAAAAAGAAAGTAAAAAAGAAAGGCCCGTCATTAATTTATGGTAACAAAGTAGGTTTAGTAAGATTGTAATGGTAGACATTAATAAATATCCAATGGTTCGTTTAACTTGGAAAGATGCTCGTGATGCAGAGACAGGTTGGAAAACATTTGACGAAATTCAAAAAGCAAGATTAGCTATTTGTCAAGAAGTTGGTTGGATGGTTGTTAATAATAAAGAAAAAATAGTTATTATGCGATCATGGTGTACAGATAAAGATGACAATCATGGTGGTGGAGAAATAGCTATTCCAAAATCTTGGGGTGTTACAATCGAATATTTAACAGTTTCTTATAAAGAATCAATTTAATCGTCATACTTCGGTGTGGCGACATTTTTTTTTGTCTAAAACTCAAAAAAACATTACAGAAAGGTATCATAAATGCTTGAATTAAATGTTTCTAGTGTGATTGCACTACGGAACTATAAAAACTTAACCAGCGTTAATTTTTGTGGGTTTAAAAGCATTTTGAAAAAGTTTGGCCGGAGAAAGCTCTAACAACATACGAAATAGACAAGAGAGCACGGGGAGGTTGGTGGGAAAACAAAAAAACGACAAGTCTTGGATTTGTATGAATAAAAAGAAAGGGAGTACCAAGACCTGCCGCTTAAAAAATTCAGCTATGTCATGTATCCTCCTCTGGAGAGATAGGTAAATCATTTATTGGTATAACATACATTTGCTCTCTCATATTTTTAAACATTCGTTTTGGATATTTCTCTGCAAATTTTTTTGTTATTCGATATTTGTCTGGAAATGTCCTATTCCCATAAGCATCCTTATGAAGTATGGAAACATCTAAAATCTGATGTCTGTTAATTCGACTCTCAGATAAACCTATGCTTTGACTAGACCACATGGGTGTGCCAATGTTGTATTCATGTACTTTCATTTTTAATTTAACTGTTCAAGATTTATAGTATTATCATTTACATTTTCATATATTAGGTATTCTTCATTATTATTAATTTTACAATACCTTACTAATAAATCTCCAAACATTACCAACTCATTTGGATTTTTTCTTAAAGTTTTGACAAGATTATTTTCACTATTAACAACTTTCATTTTAACCTACTTTCATTTTGTCATTATTACTTTGTATTTGTTATTTTTTTTGTCATACCCCTCGTATTCACAAAACTCTATTTCTTCTGTTTCAAATTTAGTTTTTGTAATTTTTGGATTTTTTGTTTTAATGTTATTGTCCATTTCAAGTGACATAGAAGCTCCCTCATAAGTTTTATTTTGAGGAAATTCCTTAGTAAAAACTAAATCTAAACCATCAAATATTTTTACTCTCATTGATTTGCTTTTTCGTAATTCCATTGAAACTTTCTATTTATTTCTAAATCTCTATTACTATGTCCATCTTCTATTTTTCTGTAAAATTTTGGTGGTGGTAAAACATCTAGTTCATAATCTTGTGTAACGACCACCCAAATAACTGTACTACTAACATCCGTAATAACAATAACTTTTTTAAATTTTTGTACTGACTTTCCATAAGCCATAGACAAATACTCAATCATTTTATGACGAAATAATTTTCTTTCTGAAGCATCATCAAACATAACATGATATACTGGTGACTCTTGTAAATTTGTAATAGGATTTATTGCACCTTCTTTGTCTTCAATTATTTTAATTATTCTTTTTGTCACAATATGTTTCCTTTCCTTGTTAATGGTTACTATAGCGTCTTTTGAAAATCCTTTAGGTTCTTCCATTGTTTATTTCCTTTACTGTTTTTTTATAGAGCATATCAAAGTAATTTGTTTTATTGCTTATAAAAGCATTTTCCCAATTTTCTTCATCATATCTTTTTTCATACCTCGATATTGTAGCATGATTTTTTGATATGTACTCTCCAATTTCTGCCAAAGAACTACCTAATATTTTTTGACACAAAATAACAAATATAATTCTAGCTTTAGTCAGTTTACTTGACCTCCTTTTACTGCATAATTCAACAAAAGTAGTGTTTGTTTCCTCACAAACAGTTTTAATTATTGCTTCTACTTCTTTACTCATCTTACAACAACCCTCCTAATATTGCCAAAGACATTCCTAAAAACATTACAAAAATAAATGCAACCACTATAATCAGTGATACTGTTTCTAATACTCGTTCCCAATCCATTTTTTTGACCTTTCTTTATCATGTTATATTTGCTAATTGCATTTCTGTTCTTAAATTTGCACCTTTAGATCGTAAAAGCTGTACCCAATTACAAAATGAATCATAATCAACTTTAGCTAACATAGCTTCTTTTCTTGCATTACTTAACTTAGCAAGAAATTCTCTATACTTATTACTTGCGTTCCCCCTCATCTCGCTTTCTCCAATTCCTTTTCCCCCATTGAGATATGTTGAGGCGTTGTCGTCTCTCGTTGGTTTCTTTAAGTCTATTAGCTCCTCGTAATACGCTTGTTTTTCTACCCAATCTTTTCCTAACTCTCTTTGTCTTTGAACTATTTTGTTGGGATCGAATTGTAATATCTCCCAATCCTCCTTTATGGGCATTCCAATATCTTTTTGCTCTGCCATATGGGTCTATCTCCTTATGTATTTCCCAAAATTTCTTTTCAGTAATTCTATGTAATTCTGCATGATGAAAAACACATAAAGGGATGGTGAATTGATCTCCAACTTTGAGAGACATTGCCTGTGGTTGTGAAAGAGTAAGATGATGTGCTTGTACATCTTTTCTTCCACAAACCAAACAGGGTTCACTTGCAATCTTTCGTAAATGTTTTTCTGATCTATACCTAGGTTCATCACTTCTCAAAATGGTATGTCTTCTTCAAGATTATCATTATTTTGTGTAGGTGCTGATTGTGGTATATCCTCTTTACTTTCCATAGTTAATTTAATGTATGGGCCATATTGATTTTTACCACCCCATGCGGCAACTGAATAAGTTCCTGCCGGTAATGGTTCTGAA